GCCAGACCCTTTCGGGTTTCGCCTATTGCCTAGGCTCATCAGTGGCTTGTTTCAATTTCAGGGACGGCGCAAGTCTTGCCAGTGATAGTGTCGTAAACCATCGGGCGGCGATTGTATTGTAAAGCGGTGGCATAGGCTAAGTCTTGCAACCTGTCAGCGGTTGCCACTACGCATTCCATGTCATCCAGCAGTTCATAGCGAGGCTTGGCGGGTATTCCCACGATGGCAATGGCGTGTCCGCTCTCAATCTTGCCAGTAACGTGTTTTCTAAGTGTCTGTAATGGTGTCATATTCATGTTCAAGTTGTGGTTGTGCTCACCGCTTTATTCGTCGCGGCGGGAAGAACTTACCAAATATCGCTGCATTGTCTACAACATTTTTACAACTATTTTCACTTTTCTTCTTTTCTGTTGATTCTCAAGGGTTTATCGCATGAGATTTTTTCAGCATTCCACAGAACGAGTGAGGAAAGCGAGGAACAAAGCATCAATTCAAGGCTGATCTGGCAGAGAATCAGCGAGAGAATCGAGGGGAAAGTATCGAGTGAAAAGCATCGGGGAAAGTATCTCAGAAAACCTATTCGCTCTCTTGAAAGAATATCACCAATAATCGGGCTCAATCACCAAGCATGAGACGTTATCAACCCAAGCATTATCAACCGTTGTTTCCTGTATCAAGTTTACTCGCAATTCCTGAAACATGTCAAGCAAATAATTTTTCCGTTAGATTTGATGCGATACCAGGCGATCAAGCGAGTGATTCAAACAAGCGTTGGATGAGTGAGCGGTGTCGGTGTGGACGTGTGAGCGAGTGCTATCTCGATGCCGCATGCGAGGCGATGCAAGCGGATGATTCAAGCGAACGTTTGATTTGTTTGGTGTTCGCATGAGTGGTGTGCACATGAGTGCTGTTCAGGTGAGTAGTGTTCAGGTGAGCAGTGTTTGCGTGAGTAGTGTGCGGATGAACAGGGGGGGCGGGGGTCGCGCGCGCGGTGGCTACGGATATAGCTATTGGTTCCCTAGCCTCCGAAAAAATGCCTAAAGGGGAAACTTCACCCTCCGAAAAAATGCCTAAATGGCTACTTGACAAATTCCCCCAAAATGATAAAACACGCGCATGAGCAGCCCTATTAGCTACGATTTACAAGGTGTATAAATCAGTTGAGGCACTGCTAGTATTTTGCTCCCTTTTGCAAATTATCTAATGCCCACAAGGGCTGGAGATTAGTGTAATGATTTAGCCGAAAAACATCATCGGCGGTTTGTGCTGAAGCTAATGGGATAATATGATCTATGTGCCATTGCCCACGATTAGCCCAGTTCATGCCATCAGAGAATTTGGATTCAATATGCTTAGCTAGTTCATCCCAGTCACAACCGATAATAACACGTGCTTGTGAGGTTTTTTTGTAATTCTTATTTTTGAATGCTCGTGAGATTAAAGATCTTACTGCTTGGTTAAACGCATACAATGGATCTGAGTAGCGTCTATACATTCGTCTTTTGCGCTTAACCTCATTGGCATGTGTTTTATTTTTTTGATAATAATTCCTAGCGTTTTCGCAGTGCTTATCTTTGTTCTTATCTCGCCATTGTTTATTTGCCAATAAACATTTTTCTGGGTTTTTTAATCTTTGCTTGCTGGCAGCTTTTTTTATTGACTCATTTTGCCTAATTGCTAAGTCTAAAGTAATCCACCGTTCTTTGCCGTGAGAATACTGCCAAAAAACTTTACCATCGGCTCGTGTGTCCCATCTTTTATGCCTCACCAAAAAAAGGTTGACATTTTTCTTAAATTCAAATACTAATTGACTTGCTTCCTGCATGCTGATACATGTTTGAGGTTTCCGATCCTTCGACTCATTCGTTGGATCGGATTTATTATAGTTCAAATCAACATTTAGTCAACAAAATTATGGGGAATCCAGCAGATTATAACATGCAAGGCCAAGGCGGCGGTTTATACATTGACGAAGCAACAGGCCAGATTGATGGTAATTGGCGTTGGATTCAAGTCATTACAGACGCAGTGTTTAACGATATCACCAGTAGCAACATTGATGATCTTTCCAATATTTCTGGAGTGACAGTTCCTGCTGGAATTGGCATTGGTGGAAGATTTAGTTCGATTAACTTGGCTAGTGGTTCCGTTATCGCCTATTACGTCTAATGAGTCAGTTTGCACAGAGTGGCAGTGCGATGGACGAAGCCCAATCCTCAGATGGGGATGGTGGGTTTCTGAGTGTGAATCAGCGATTGCAGTTAAACCAGCTAGAAGTTGGTGAGGTGCGTGAGTCGTTGAATGGCAGGATGGAAGGATATTGGAAGCCACGCAGAGGTATTCTAGCTAGGACAGGATCGTTAACCAGTGGTGGCAGTCCGTTACAGTTGCCGTTCTTTCTGATTGACGTAGCTAAGAACATCACTGCCGCTAGTGTAGCTGCTGGTGTAGTTACGATTACGATTACAGGTCACGGGTTGACTGGCACGGCACTAGGAAGGATTACTGGACTTGTCGGCAATGTTGAGATGAACGGTGACTTTACGTTGACCGTAGCTAGTGTTGATACGCTTACGTATTCCGTAGCTGGATTAACATCTATCAGCAACCAGACTGGCACATTGTCCACAACTCCGATTAACGATGCCGCTAACGTCAACGTCCGAGCATCTTGCTTGTTTAGCGATCCAAACACAGGCAATTCAGAAAGCATCGTGCTGGCATTGGATACGAAGGCAATCTTGGTGGATCTAGATGGCTACACTACGCAGGATATTGAATATCCAGAAGGTCAGTCCTTAACCGAGGATACAGAAATGATACAAGCGTTTGATCGCGTGTTTTTGTTTCGTGGTGGATTCCAAGGATTTGAGTGGTTTCCTAATGGTCGTCAGATCGAGAATGCAAGTCAGGCAGGAACAACTACTGTGACTATGCGTGTGCAAGACCACGGGTTAACCGTAGGAGACAGCATCGTAGTCAGTGGGCTTACTGGTGGCACTGAGCCGAATGGAACATTTACAGTAGCATCAGTTACAAGCAAAGATACGTTCACCTATATTTTTACGACTTCACAGACTCAAACCTTTACGGTTACGAGCGGTGTGTTGAAGGCGGGATTTACGCTTGTTCCTGGAGGAGTATACACGCAACCGCAGATATTTACTACTGTTGGAAATAATGGATCAGTATCTGGTGGCGTAGTAAGCCTCACAGTTACAGGGAATACAACGATTGTAGCTGGAGACACCATTGTTATCTACGAGACTACTGTCCCTGAGTTCAGTGCTATTTCTGGCAAGTCTTTCGAGGTGCTTAGTGCTACCACTACTAATATTTCCTTTATCGCCCCTGTGGGTAATTTAGCTACACTTGGTGGTGGATTACAAGTTGAGTTCGGTGGACGTTTTAGCGTAGGTGGTGGTTTTATCCATCAACCAGCTCCGCCATGGGGAGTTTACTTCCAACGTAGATTGTGGGTTCCGTTTTACTACGATCCTGCTGGAACATTTAGTTCGCCTACCTATACAGATAGAAACATCACAGATGAGATTGCTGTATCGGATATTTTAGATAGTCATACGTTTGATCAAATTGCCAATCAGTTCCGAATTACTGGTGGCACAGCAGATTACGTTGTGGCGATGCAAGGATTTTACGACGACAAGCTAGTTGTCCTTAATCGCAATAGCTTGCACCTTATTAGCGGCACTACTGGTAGCTTAAATGACACCCGTGTGACTGCGCTGACTAACGAAGTCGGGTGCTTAGCTAAAAAAAGCGTTGTCATGAAAGGCAATGCTATGTTCTTCCTTTCGGATGAAGGTGTGTATGCTGTTGAGTTCTTAAATGACTACAACCTTCGCGGTGCAGATGAGCCTATTTCTAAGAACATCCAACCGTATATTGACAGAATCAACAAAAATCTAGCTGCCGAGGCGGTTGGAACTCTGTTCAATAACCGATATTACCTTGCTGTAGCTTTAGATTCTATTGCAGGAGCTAACGATGCTACTGGAAATAACACAATCTTAATATTCAACTTCCTAAACAAAGGATGGGAGTCTATAGATACGTTTGGTGCTGGTGATTTTATCATCAAAAACATAATTATTGGCAGTGCTGCCGAGCGAAATAGCATTTATGCCGTAACTTCACTAGGTGGAGTGCATGAATTAGAAGCTGTTGAGACATCCAATGACAGTTTAGTGTCCGCTGGCTTAGTAACCAGCTTCCCTATCGAGTCATCTTTGACAACTAGAGGCTATGCGCTAGGCAATCTTGACCGCAAACGCTTCACAGATGGGCAAATCACCATGCAATGTGTTGATGGTGGTCTAGGAGAGTATGATATTTCCTTCGCAGCAGAAGATCCAGACAATAACCAGAGCATCGGAACAACAACTATGTTCCTTGATGGTGTAGTGCTTGGCACAGGATCTACCAACGAGGACGAAACAGGTAATATCCGCTTCCGTCTTGGTGGCATTAGAGGCTATCTAGGAACGCTAACCTTGACACGGACGATTGGTTCCCCTAAAATCACGTCCATAAAAGTTACAGGATCTGTAACAAACCGACAAATCATATCACAAAAATAATATGGCTGGAGTAGTAGAAACAACGCACACTTTTGCAACGAACGAGGTTATTACCAGCACGTTGATGAACAATATCATCGACCAAACGCTATTTACAACCGATGCTATTTCTGGAACAACTCTTGCGCTGACTTCTGGCAAGCTAAAAGTAGCTAC